GCTTCGCGCTGCGCGGCAACCTGACATCTCGAGTCGCGATCGCGTAGCCGGTGCCCTTGATGAGGTTGGTGATCGGCGCTTCGGCCGCCCACAGGTGGCGCACACGGACATCCGGACCCGGCGGCGCAGCCATCGTGATGACGACGTTGCTGCCGCTGATCTGCACGTCGCTGATGGTCAGCGTGGTGGCCCAATCGTCGTTGCTGACCTGCCAGCCGGTCGCGGCACCGCCGCTGGCCTTCGTCAGGCTGGTCGCCCCGTTGAGCGCAATGTTGACAGTCACCGTCGAGCCGCTGACGGTTGCCCGATTCATCGCCGGGCCGTAGCCGGGCGACACCGCGACCCCCATGGCGTTCGCGAGCGAGTAGGCGAGGCGCTGACCGATGGTCGCCTGTCCGGCGCCGGTGAAGTGAAAGATGTCGCTCTGCGGGATGTCGAACTCGGTCAGCGCCAGCAGTGCGCCAGTGTTCTCGGAGCAGAACTCCCGCTGGGCTTGGCGCACGACGGAGTAGGTGGTTTCGGTCGTCGCGTCGGCCGTTCCGTTGTAGCGGCCCAGGCCGGCTACCAGCCACCTCTGGGTCGATGCCGTGCGCCCGCACAGCGTCAGGATGGCGGCGCGGATTTCTGCCAAGTCGGACTTGTAGATCGCCGAGTTGTTGATCCCCGCCTCGCCCTGGTTCCAGTACATCACTTCCACGTCGGAAGCCGCGGACGCGAGAATCGCCGCGAAATCGAGGTAGAAGCTGACGTCGTTCCAGTACGTCGGGTTCGTCGGCAGGTTGCCCGTCGTCGAGCCGATCGCCTGGTAGTAGCGCCCGTTGTAGGACACCTTCTGCTGGGCGGTGTACGCGGTGGCGTTGTTGTACGCGGCCGGGCTGCCGCTGTCGGGCGTCAGCGCGGTGGACGACTGCCCGCCCGTGCCCCCTTGAATCGCACCGATCGGCACGCCGGCGCCGAGCAGGCTTTGCAGCGTGGCGACGAAGTGGCTTGCGCCGTAGGTGGCGGTCTGCACCCAGACCCCGCCGCGCAGCAGCCAGCAGGTCGCCGGCATGGTCGCTGCGGCACCAGTGGTCTCGAAGAACTGCACGGCATTCGACTGTCCGTAGCAGCCGACCAGCACGCCGACCGCGAAGGTCTGGGAGGTCGCCTCGAGCGTGACGCCGACCGCTCGCAGGCGCAGCGTGTACATGCCGCCCTGCGGCACCGCGGCGGTGTTGAAGCTGAAGACGCCCGCGCCGAAGGTGAGCCCCGACGGCGCCTGCCAGTCGAAGCCACTCAGCGGCACGCCGCCGGACTCGATCCGGTACTCGACGCCGGTGACGCCGCCGCCGTAGGTGCCGCTGATGGGCACTGCACGGGTGTTGCCGACGCCCTGGCGCTGGTACACCTTGTTCAGCGACGTCATCGTGAGGCTGTCGCCCGGCAGCGAGTTGCCCACTTCCACGTCGTCGATGGTGTACGTGGCTGCGGCGGTCGGCTGGATGCCGACGTACTGCGACGCGGGCACGTCGGCGATGTTGGTGCTGGTGATGATGGCGGCCGCGCCATCCTTCTTCACCGTCACGGTCGGCGTGCCGCCCGCGGTCACATTCACCTCGTAGACCGCGCCGGCCGCGTTCGTGTTGACTGCCGAGCCCAGCGTCGTCTGCACGCCTGCGACGCGCTTGTAGAGGAAGACGTTGCTGGAGCGGACGTCCAGGAAGATGCCGTTGTCGATGTCCGTGACGCGAACGCCGATGGTCTTCTGACCGCTCGGGTACGTCTGGAACGCGGCCTTGATGTAGTGCGCGGCGTCGTTGGTCAGCAGGCGGTAGACGCCCGAGCCCGTCTTGCCGACGCCGTTGACCGCCAGCTGGTTGCTCTGGATGTTCGCGGCGGTGTCGAGGGTGCCGGCCGACGTCTGAACATACGCCCAGGCGCCGCCCGCGGTCAGCAGAGTGCCGTTGGCGCCGGTGAAGGCATTGCTGTGGACGATGGCCATGCGATCAGCTCCAGTTGACCGCGGTGACTCGGCCCGACACGTCGAGCGTGGTGGTCTGGATCTTCAGCAGCGATCCGGCCGCCGGCGTGTCCACGATGGTGGTGCTGTTCGGATAGGTGACGACGTGAGCCACGCCCTCCTTGGTGTAGCCCGTCACGCGGTCGGATCCGTCGTAGGTGACGCCGCTAAGCGCTGCTTGCGGGTTCACCGACAAGGTGGAACGCCACTTGTCGGGACCGACCCGCGTGGCGGTCAGCGTCTCGCCGGGCTGGGCGATGCGCTTGAAGCCGGCCGGCACGTCGAGCGTGACGCCGCCGACGGCGGCCAGCGTCACTGCGGCGGTGCCTTCGTTCGGCATCTCGATGCAGTCGTCCCCGCCCCAACCGCCGGTCGCATCGTTGGTCAGCGTCACCGTGAAGGCCACTGCCGAGCTCAGTGGCACTTGCCGGTTGGCGTGCGAGGCGCGGATGAGGTTGGTGTTGCCGGTCAGGGCGGCGGTCGGAGGTTGCGGCGTGATCGCCGCAATCGCAGCCGCCGTCGGAGTGCTGATGGGCTTCTCCGCGTCCGGCGTGTTGTTGACCAGGTGCAGGCCCAGATCGGTCTTGAGCTGGGTGATTTGCTCCGGCGTGGCGTCGACGGGCACGCCGCCGATGTAGAGACGAATGGTCATGCGATCACCATGAAGTCATTGCCGAGCAGCAGCGCGCTGTCGCCCAGCAGGATTGCGGAGGGAGGAACCGTGCCAGGCGGCGGGGGAGGCGGCGGCGTCGGTGCCGCGGCGATGGCGACGTTCAACGTGCCGTCGGGGTCCAGCGTCAGCGTGGCGCCGGTGAAGTTGATGCGCGTGACACCCGTGCCGACGGCCGCCCCGGCTTGCAGGAACGTCAGCAGCTCTTGCAGCGAGGTCGGCGAGGTGGCCGCGGCCACGCCCTGAATCGCCAGCTCGAGCACGACGGTGCGAGTGAGGCCGTTCGTCGCAGTGCAGATGACCGTGATGCGGTACGTCTGTCCGGCTACACCGCCGGACAACAGGATCGCCACGACGCCGTTGTTGACGGTGTAGCTCTCCACCACGTCTGGCACGTCGTCGACGGTCGCGCTGCCGAAGACGGCGCTGATCGACTGCAACCACGGGTTGAAGTCGAGCGTCTTGTTGACGACCGCGCTCGCGCTCTTGGTCAGCCTGTAGAGTGCGCGCATCAGAAGAACCTCGAATGTCGGCGGCGTTGACGGGAGAAGCCGGTGGTTGACGCGGCCGCGGCGGTCGTGATCGAGTCCTCGAAGCGATCGGCCATCACACCGGCGGTCGCGAGGTCGCTCCACTCGCTGTTGGGCATCGCCAGCACGCGCGCCAGGGCGCCGCGCGCGATCGCCTCGGCGTGGTGGGAGAACACCTCGTCGGAGATATCGAACGAGACCAGGCTCGGCTTCAGCGCAGCCTGCACATCGATTTCGGCGTCCAGCTCAGGCGTCGGGTGGATCCCGATCGTGTTGCGGTCGATGATCCACGCCACGAGCTTGGTGCTGCCGCAGCGCACCGCAGCGCGCCCTTCCTTGGGCGTCAGGACGTCGGCCTCTGCCGGTTTTGCGCCGGAGCGGTCCTTCACGGTGACTTCCAGCAGCTTCGCCAGGTCCACCTGATCGTCGAGGGCGAGCTCGAAGCTGTTGGAGAAGCCGTCGGCAAGCAGCGTATCGAGGTCTTCGTCCCACACCTCGGTGCGCGAGCAGAACTCGATGGCGGCTAGGCGGATGTTGTGAATCAGCGTGTCGCGCGGGCAGCTGCCGGCCGAAGGCGCGACGAACGGGAGGAAGTCGTCGTAGTTCACTTCGCAGCCCCGATCGGTTCAGGAGCGAACGGCAGGCGCTTCAGATTCGGGTTGTTCCCGGTCAGCGCCTGCACGCGCAGGTTGAGCGAGCCAAGGAAGCGCGCGGTGTGCTGTGCAGCGACCGGATCGTTCTCGGCAAAGTTCGATGCCTTCATGCGAGCGCGCGCGACGATGTAGTCGATCAGGTCGTCCACGTGCAGGTCGTCGACGTCGATCGTGGTCGCATTCGAGCCCGACCATGCGTAAATCTCTGCGCCAGGCGCGCCGCCCACGAGCACTGGCGGCTTGACGATCCACGCCAGCATGATCCAGACCGCCGGCGAGGTCGGAACGGCCGGCTTCACGAAAAAGTACAGCGGCGTGGCCGGGTTGTAGACCACCTCGCGCACCACCGGCCCGGTGATGGCGTGCCAGCGCGGGTTCTGCGCATCGAGCGCGCGGCGGTCGCGCGGCGGCGGGATGGCGTCGCCTGGCGTGAGCCCGTCGGCGCCCATGTTGCAGATGAACTCCAGCGGCTGCACACCTTGAAGCGGAGCCGTGGGGGTGGTTCCGTCGCCAGGACGGCAATTGGCCGCCACCACGGAGCCGATGTACTGGCGCGAGCCCGGCGCGAGCCGCAGCGAGTCCACGCGGCTGCAGGCCGCGGGCAAGTACTTCGTGATGGCGCGCTGTGCGTCGTTGTACCAGCCGATCAGCTCGACCTCGGTCCAGCGGTTGAACTGCTGGGCGGTGTCGTTCAGCAGGCCCGACACCCGCCACAGCACTTCCTTGACGGTCGTGACGGAGGCCATAGGCTCACTCCGTCAGGAGGTCGAAGTGGTCGGCGATGACGATCTTGACGTTCTGGCGCAGGCGGTCGTCGGTCAGGCGCTCGACATCCAGCGCGCGCACGCCAGCGCGGCGCGCGTAGCGGCGCAGGGCCTCACCCGACAGGGAGTTCACATCGACCGAGCCGAGCGGCTTCGAATCGGACGCGAACGTCTCGTCGAGAATCGTCACCGGCGCCGCACTCGGCGGCGTCGTGACGACGGACTTCGAAGGCGCGCGCTTTGTCGGCGCGGCCTTCTTCGGCCCGGACCCTTTCACGCCGCGGGGCATCAGACGCCCTCGGACTGCGGACGCACGAACAGCGTCATGCGGATCTTGGCGCCGACCACCGGGGTGGTCAGCGAGGTCAGCACGATGCCGACGCCTCGGTCGGTGGTTGCCGGGGCGACGCGGCCCGAGCCTGCGACATCCGGGCGCTTGATGCCCGCGGTGGCGAAGTTCGCCGCCGAGTTGAAGGTCGCGGCGACCGTGCGCACGGCGGGGTCGGCGTAGGCGCCGGTCATGATGCCGACGTTGCCGACCGAGGTCGCCGCGAGCGACTCGTTGTCGATCAGGTGATCGACCGGGACGTAGCCGGCCGGCAGCGCGCACATCTCGATCACGTCGCCGGCGGCATCGCCGGTCTTGATCGTGTAGTCGCCGACGATCGGCACGATGTCCGTCGCGCTGTTGGCGCTCGGGAACGGGAGCTTGTTGACGATTTGAAGCGCCTTGAGCTGGGCCATGGTGGTTCTCCTGTTGAGCTGGGTTGCTCGCGTGCCAGGCCCGAAGGCCCGGCATCACGATCAGATGGTTTCGCCGCCGGCCAGCGTGTAGGTGTGCTTGACCGTGATCGAGCCGAAGTCCATGCCGTTGAAGCGGCACTTCTTGTAGCCAGCGATCAGGCGAAGCACGATGACTTCTTCTTCGCCGTGGTCGAGGTCCGACTCGCTCAGCTCGTAGCGGGTGCCACGGGTCTGACCCTTGGTGCCGTAGGCGACCGACACCGCATGCGCACCCAGGAACATGGAGTGCATGCAGTTGACGTTCGCGCCGGCGCCGGCGTCGTTGAACTTCACGATCGTCTCGGCTTCGTCGATGATCGTGCCGTTGTGCATGGCGGTGCCGCCTTGGAAGATCACCGACTTCTTGCCTTCGGCAGTCATCAGCGCCTTCTGCAGGGTCAGGAAGCCGGCATCGCCGACCTCGCGCCGCAGGTCGTACATGCCCTCGACGCCGGTCATCAGCACGAAGTGCGAGCCGCCGTCGACCGCGCAGGGCGTCATCTTGGCGGCCTTGCCACCCTTCACGTCGCCCAGCATCTTCTTGGCCTTCATCACGGCCGCGTCGACCACGCCCAGGCCCATCTTGTGGGTGGCGGCCACGAGCGCGTTGTAGGCGACCGAGCCGTCCCAGATGAGGGTGTGCGCGGCGTCGGCTGCTTCGAAGGCGTTCGGGAAACCGGCGTACCCGACCGGGTAGTGCTGGATCTCGTTGCCCGCACCGCGGCCGCCGGCCAGCGTCATCGTGATCTGCTCGTCGTGAACTTCCGCGGCGTAGTCCGACAGGCGCGCCTTGCACTGCTCGGCGATGTCGAACGGGACCCGCTTCTGGTCCATGATGTCGCCGCAGTTCACGGCCCGACGGTGCTTGTCGATGCGAAGCTTGTCGGTGAAGTGGTTCAGCTTGTCCTCGAAGCCGGCCAGCTTCTCCGCACCTTCGCGCGGCTTGCCGACCATCTTGGCGATGAGGTACATCGTCACCTCGTCGCCCGGGCCCGATTCCAGGCTGGTCTTGCGGATGACGGGCATGGCCGACTTCTCGGTGCCGGTCATCTTGGTGTACTTGGACTTCTTCTTCTGCTCGGTGGCGACTTCCGTCTCCCAGAGCTTCACCGCACCGGGATCGGTCGGCAGGATTTGAGTGCGCATGGATGCTCCTTAAGGCTCCATGACGCACGTCCTGCGCGTCGAACACCCGGATGTCCGGGCAACGGGTGACGGCTAGGCCGTCGTTTTCTCAGGTCTACGAATCCGGATGGACTCCGCTGCCTGCACAGCGACACGGGCGCGTTGACCGTGTTTGGCTTTGAGTGTTAGACGGATTTCTCTGTTGTCAATGCCCACAGGAAGGGCATCGCCGAGGTCCAACACCAGTTCCTCGCCGACTTTCCAGTCGATGACCACCGCGCCGCGTGTCTTCATGAGTTCAGCGCTGCCCCGTGTTGACGGTTTGGCGCAGCAGGGCCGCGCGCTGAGCCTTCGGCAGGGCCTCGAGCGCCGCCTCGGCTGCATCGGGGTCGTCGGATGCGGCGAGCGAAGTGAGGAAGTCGTTCCCCACGGGTGGCGCGCCGGCGGCCGGCATGCCGTGCAGCGTGGTCGGGAGGCCTTCGCGCGGATCCTTCGCCGGCGCGGGTGCAGCCTTCGAGGTAGCGGGTGCCGGCGCTGGCGTTGGCGCCGGCGCGGCTGCCTTCAGCCCGCGGACGGCGCACAGCGCGTCGTGCGCCATCTGCGCGATTTCGGCAAAGGTCTTGCCCTCGTTCGAGGGGTCGGCCGACACTGCCCTGAGCATGCCGTCGAACGCCACGCCGTTCTTCGCGTCGCTGTAGTCGATCAGCCCGGCCTTTGCGGACGCCTGCGCGATGCTGGTGAGGACCGCCCCTTGCTCGCGCGCCTGGTTCTGACGATTGAGTTCGGCGATGGTCTCGGCTCGCGTCACCTGGCGCAGCAGCTCGTCGGCGCGCTCGCTGATCTTCGCCAGTTCGGCGGCTCGTTCATCGTCGGTCAGCGAACCGTCGGTCCAGCGCTTGTCGATGTCGGAGGTCTTCGCGGCGAGGCTGGCACGTTCGGTCTTCAGCGCCTCAAGGTCCGGCACCTCGTAGGTGGTCGGCGCGGGCGTGGCGTCGTTCGCCACGGCGGCCAGGGCCTCCGCGTCGAGCTCAGCTTCGCCGCCGTCGGCGCCGGTTACAGCTGCGGCTTCCGCGTCGGGCTCTTTGTCGCCAGTCTCGGCGGCCTTGTCTCCCTCGGCCGCGCCATCGTCAGCAGCACCCGCAGCCGCCGCCTCACCAGCCGGCGCAGGGTCTGCCTTGCCTGTGAGGAAGGCGCGCTCGTCAGGCAGCAGGTCATCGTCGGGCTCGCCGATGCACAGCAGCAGGCCGGTACGTGCCATGTACCCGAAGATCAGGCCGTGCAGCCGCGAGAGGATGGATTTCGTCTTCAATGTGTGCTCCTTCGTGTGGTGGTGGGTGATCAGGTCTTGGCGACGGCCTGCAGCTCGGCCAGCTTCTTCTTCGCGCAGGCGCGCGCCTTCGACAGGCGTTTCGGGTCGCGCTTGATCGCCTCGGCTTCGGCGAGGGTGCGCATGTCGGACTCGGCGCGCCATTCGCTGTCGTCGTAGGCTGGGACTGCGGTTGCTTTTTTGGTGCTGGCCATGCTGGGCTCCTGGGGTGGGTGGTGGATCAGGCTTCGTCGGGGACGGCCTGCTTGGCGATGCCGGTGGGCGTGAAGACGATCCGCATGGTTCGGCGGTCCTCGTCCTTGAACAGCTCGATGCCGCCTTCGGGTCGCCCGATGTCGATGGTCTCGGCGTCGCCCGGAACCTCCGGCAGCGCCTGGGCGTGCTCGAGGCGCCTGAAGCACGGGGCGTCGTGCACCACGTCGATCGCTGCGTCGTAGACCTTCTTCAAGTCTTCGCGGAACGCCTTGTCGTCGCGCACCTTCGCGCGCAGTGCGCTCGAGCCACCGTCGTCGCGTTCCTCGGGCTCGTCGGCGAACAGCACGCAGTAGTAGCCGGTCGGGATGTCCGTCGCACCGATCGGCAGCACGTACACCGACGTCTTGCCGTTGTCGAGGTTCACGCAGGTCGGCGACCAGACCTTGGTGATGGTCGCGTGCTCTGCGTCAGCGCCATCCGCACCGTAGAACAGCACCTTGGCGCCCTCCGCTGGCTCCAGCGGCTCGTCCTTCTCGACCTGGGCGGTGGCGTGGGCGAGCGCTTCGGCGTCCTTCACAAGGACGTTTGCGGGGGAGGTCTTCGTCTT